AATTGTAAAACAGGTTCCTTCCATCTGTTGCTGCAGTGGGACACCATCCGTCGCAAGGCTGAACTCGTAGACGAGTAGCCATGTTGCCAAACCAGGGATGGCGTAGCAGCAGTCCCACTCTGGCAGTAATTACTTTCTCACGAACTTCCTCCTGAAGTGCCTTTAATGCTTCTGTAGAAAGCTCTTCCTGTTCTACCACGTTTTGCTCAATGGTCATAGCGTTGTCCTTGTCTTACATTACCAGTTAACTATACTAAATCACACCGTAAATGTCAATAAAAAAGGGCGATTTCTCGCCCTTTTTGTTAGGCCTGCTGTGCGGCAGTAATGTATTTTCCGAACCTTTCGTGAAACTCGTCGAAGCATTCAATTGCGTCCGGGTCAATTGGCAAGCTGTACTGAGTGAGTGCCAGCTTGATGCCCATGACAACCAATTCAATTTCGAAGTTGTCCATGGAAAAGCGAAGAAAGTTGTTTACCATGTCGTTAAATGCAGGGTCTCCTGCATCGTTGGCCTCTTTAAGCTCATAGCAGAGTGACACAGTCAAAGAATACATAGCAGAGATTTCTTTAGTGTTGAGCTCTTTTACCTTGCCGCTGATAATATCAGCAGGGTTTGGCATCTGACTTGCAACCTTGCGATGTGCCATAAATTTAACAGCAAGCCCTTCTCCTACTGCACCAGAAACGAGATCTGTAGTAGTGCTTTCTCCGAGATCGTCTTCTAGCAAATCGCTTACGAAACTCCAGGAACGCGGAGTAGCAAACGACCGAGACGGTGATTTAGGATCAAAATCGTATAGATCCTTCTTGGAGAAAGTCAGGAAGCCCACAACATCCTGATGGATGCCGTTATCAACAGCCCACTCAAACCAGTCATCAAAGTTTACCGTCATTTCAAGGTGAACGAAACGGTTAGCAAGCGGAGAAGGCATGCGATAGGTAACACCTTTATCTGCTTCTCGGTTACCAGCAGCAACAATGTAAACATTGTCCGGCAGTGTGTAAGTACCTACCTTGCGATTGAGAATAAGCTGATAGGCAGCAGCCTGCACAGCCGGAGCAGCAGAGTTCATCTCATCAAGGAACAGAACAATGTTCTCGTGTTTGGCTGCAAGCTCTTCGTCTGGTAGCTCAAGCGGAGGAGCCCAAACCATTTTGCCAATGTTGGAATCAAAGTAAGGAATACCCTTGATGTCAGTGGGTTCCCAAAGCGAAAGTCGAACATCAATAACCTTGGCATTCATCTGCTCGCCAATCTGGTGAACAATGTCACTCTTTCCAATTCCGGGCGGCCCCCAAAGGAAAATTGGACGCTTCTTGCGAATAGCGTGATTGATAGACGCCTTTGCAGAATTAGGTGTAAGCTGACGAGTTGCAGTATCCATAAGTACCTCTAATTGCGGTTGTGTTTAAGTACAAGTGTTATTGTACATGAATTAAGGCAAGTGTCAACTCTTTTTGGCTTCCTGTCTTGCCAAAGCTTTGGAAATACCGTATTTTTTGATATCTCCGGAAAACATATGCAGTTCCAGTGCCTTTTTGTCGTCTGACACAAACATGCTTTTCTTGTCCAGATAATATGGACAATCTATAAAGTTGTCAAGCCATATAATTATCTGTGTAGTAAATTGCATGTCTGGTGCATATGGAACTTCATAGAATGATATGTCTAGATCTTCTGTCATCATTCTATAGCCTTCCGGCGTAAGCCTTAAACCACCTTTGGTTTTGGATCTAGGATTTTGCCACCAAGCAGTTTTGTAGCTTTTGACATTGAGATCATTGTCTGGTTGATCCAGGTTTCTCAAAAAGATTCTTGTGTATGTGTCGTTCAAGCTCATTCTTTGTCCAGGGGAACGATTATCCCTTGTGTAAGTTTTACTACTTGAAATTCGTCGGTGTTAAAAAGATTGTTTAATTTTTTGGCAAGGTTAATTGCATGACCTGGATTAGAAAAACTGACTTTGGGGTATTTAGGACCAGGGTAGTTTGTTAGCATGTTTGCAGATTTCAGATTAAAAGGGCTGCCTTGATAAAAAACAGCCCAGATTGCTTCGGCTTCTAATATCTGCTCTGTTTTATAGGTTTTTCTATCGATATGTTCTCGTAGAACATTCGGTTTGGGTCTGCTCATGCGTAATTCCTTTTAAGTTAACTACGCACTTATTTATCTTTTTACCAGTCAGATCCGCCGTCCATTTTTACCTGTATAACTTCACCGGTATTTGAGTTTTTATTCAACAGAAGTTCTTCTAAATCGCCTTCCAGCCTGGTCATAACTTCTCCCAGACAATATGCGAGTCTTCTTGCATTTGCTACGCTCAGTTTGACTTCTTTTGCATTACCCAAATCTGCACTTTTTACTTGTGAAATGAATTGTTGTATGGGTATAGTGTTTAATGGCTCATTTTTTTGCATTTGCTTTACTCAGTGCTTGCTTTGCTTCTAATTCAGTTCGAAATGGTCCCTGATAATTATTGTTTTCTAAGGTAATTAGTTTTGGACAAAAACTTTTAAGCCAGTTAACATTAAATTTAATAATGTAATACCCTGCACAGTAGACACTTTTTGACTTAGGGGACTTAGTAAAAAGAGGAATTTTCTTTTTGACATTATACATGGGATTATATGGTTTATATGAAGTAGGATAACCATAAACTTCATATGTAATTTCATCAAAAACCCTGTTTTTATTGTTCCAGGTAATATCTCCCAGAGTCTTTTTCAAACTTTTTTCAGAATCAAAAAACTTTGTTTCGTTCTTGCTGCTGAACATGTACTGATTTTGGTCCAGAGTAAGTGTTCCTATTCTAACACCTTTGTCTTCCAGTATCCAAAATTTTCCGTTTAGTATAGGTTTTGCATTAGTCATTTAAATACCTCGCTGATAGTGGTTTAGCAAACGAAGCTGCTTGATCAGCAATTCTCTGCATGTCCCATTTTGCACAAAATTTCATTAGTCTTAATCCTACCTGACTGATGTTTTTAGACTGTACATTCTGTGTTTCTTTGTTGATTATTTCTCTGATATCTTCTGGCTGTGCAGTGAGATCACAGAGAGTGACATTTCTGTTATAGTCATCGATAACTCTGTGCTCCATGCCCTGATGATCCACCCATCTTTGCAGCATAAGATTGTTCCAGTTAAAGCCTTTTGTGTGTTTGTCTTCAAATGCTTCAAACAGTCCGACTTTGTTCTTGGTGCCCTTTTTTCTTACACCAGGATAAGCACTAAACACATTATCCGATGTATCGCCTCGAATACATTTTTCGAACAGCATCCATTCAGGGTTCGGAGCAGGCTTAGGCTCTCCTGTTTTCTTGTCTATTACTGGGTTGCCTTTGTCGTCAAAATATCCTTCGTGTGTTATAGTAGTAGAAGCAACTCCGTTGTATTGTCTTACATTAGGAGCAATTAACTGAGCAAAATCGCCATCTGTAGATATGATCACATGATCATCGTTGGGATGATTTTGCACCCAACCTGCAATTAGGTCGTCTGCTTCTAGATTGTTGTGCTGCAGAACAGTGACATTTGTTTTTTCAGTGAGAAATGTTCTTAATTCGTCGAAGATTTCCCAAAAGACTCGATCTTCTTCTTCTTCTTTTGCAGTCATTGCAGATCGAGCTTCTTTTCTATTGCGTTTGTATGGTTCATAGTAGTCTTTACGCCATGACCGTCCTTCTAGACATACAACAGTATGATCTCCATCAAAGTCTGTCCATGCTTTCTTCAAGGAAGACAGAGTAATATGGATGGCCATGCCTACCTTTGTGTCAATGTCGCCACGAACAATATGGCGACTGCGAAAAAACACATTTGCAAAATCTAAAAGAATATATGTACTCATACAGGATTCATTCCTAAACTTTCTGTTAAATTAAAGACATCATGTCCTTTGAGTTTATATAGCATAGCATGTTTAGGTTGCAAATGCAATAAATCATTGTCTATAAGATATAGATGCATTATGAAACTTCAGATCGTCCTTTGTCGATAGGAGTTACATTGATATAACCCATGCCTCGGTCTGTGTCAACTCCTTCTTCTGCTAACATCTGGCTTACTATAGTTCTAAACCATGCGTCCACAATCTGTTCATTTGTTTCCCCTGTATACCCAGCATCTAACAATCTTTCAATAAACTCGTTATTCCAGTCCAGCTCAAAAAAGCCATTTCGAATATTATCTGGGTTAACCTGAGTATCAAGTACAGCTACCCAAGGTTCTCTTCGTTGAGTGGCTGCGTGTTTTTCTTTCTCAAGTGTCTCTCTGCGGACATCTTCGGCTGTTTTTTCTCCTGTAGAGGCTACTTCTTTATTTGATTTTAGCTTCTTCCAAAAATTAAACATTGTATTCACCTTTAAAATCCTGATTTTCTAAGCTTTTCTGTGGGATCATCATGTTCCCCAGGCATTTCCAAACAACGANATATGNAGNCNNGGNNTNTATCTCCATCCTCTTGACATTGCAAGTTTTGCAACTCGTTCTGTGTTAAACTCATACTCCTCGGATCGTCCGCCGAGCGGCATGATGTAGACTGGACATTGGATGCCTGCTTCTCGATATAACTGTGTAGCTTGAGTAACTTCATCCACATCTTGTTCATCAGCAACCACAAACTTAAAATACTGGTCGCTACAAGGAGTATTGAAGTATTCCCTAGCAATCTCAGGCTTAATAGCACGATCCCAACGTTCTCCCGAAACGGTAAGTTTGGGTGAGCACGAAAAGGTAACATGTATTCTGTCTTGAGTGTTAAGCCAATGTTTAAAATCTGGCTGTAACTTCTGTGTTGTATTTGTTTCAATAGTGACATGTTTTAGGTCCTGCATATCTGGGTGAGCAAATAGTTCTGGCCAAAACTTCTGCCAAAGCATGGGCTCACCGCCTGTTAGAATAAGGTGAATATCCTGTCCGTTTGATTGTGTCCATCTTCCTTCTGGAATGAGAGACAGCAGATGTTCCACTACTTCATCTACAGTTTTATCCTGCATAAACTTCTTAAACTCTGGATAGATAGAAGCGTATGTGTCACAGCCTGTATGAATAATAGGTAGATCCCGGAATGTTTTAGTATTTTCTAAAACACCGTTGTCCAGAAGTTCTTTGACTTCTGGATTATATTTGCCCATCTCTTCGTTTTTGTCTCTGCCAAATGCCTTACAGCGAAAGTTGCAGCCAAATGTTCTTAAAAACAGCGAGGGCACGCCTACAAACCTGCCTTCACCTTGAACTGAATAAAATGCTTCTGAGTATCTTAGATTCATCGTGGAGCAAATTCCTGTTGTAGCTTTATGTTGTCGAAAAATTCTTTCTTTGTACTGGAATCAGTCATAAATGATCCTTCCAGCACTGTGGTTTGTGTTAGACTGGAATGTGCCATTAGGCCTCTATTAGTGCAACAACCATGTTCTGCTTGTATGTAAACTCCCACGTTTTCAGAACCTGTTACACTCATAATTTCTCGTGCAATATCATTTGCAAGTTCTTCCTGTAGAGTTCCGCGTCGAGCACACCACTGAGCAATTCTGGTGTATTTAGAAAGTCCAATTAATTTTTCTGCTGCAATTATGCCAATATATGCCACGCCTGTGACAGGCTGGTGATGATGCGAGCACATAGAACGCAGTTCTGACCGAACTACAAGCATGCCTTCATAACCGTCTTTGGGATCATTAGGAAAAGCAGTCGCGTTTGGCATGGGATAATACCGACCGCTCATTAGCTCATTTACATACATTTTTGCAAGTCTGCGGCCGGTGTCTTGTGAATTAGGATCAGTTTTTCGGTCGATCACGAGAGAATCTAGAACATCCTCAAACTTTTCTGTAAGTTCGTCAACAAGTTCTTGTCTTTCTCCTTCTTCAATATACTGTGAGATATTATCTCCAGCCCAATAGCGAACTTCTGCTTGTTCTAGTCTGTTTTTTATTTTGTCTGATGTTTTCAATATATTACTCCGAGATCGCAATTGTTTATACTATTGTATAGACTATTTAGGTTTTTGTCAACCATAAGGCAGATAAATGTTTTTTATTTTTTATTATTTAAGAGAATGAATAGTTTAAAACTTTTTAAATATTTGTTAAAAATAACTTTCTAAGTTTCCTTGCCTCTTTGTATCAAGAGTAGCACAATGAAAGCCGCCGCTCATTGTTCTTGCTTGTCGCATAGGAAGCCCGATACTGTCGATGCCGTGTTTTGCTAAAATACGTCTCACTTTATTTTGTTGTTCGTCTATGATTACGAGCTCCGGATTAACACTCAATAGATTTAAGCCGATATATGGACTACAGGGAGCAATTCCTTTTTCTAAATTGGCTTCCGGAACAGCTAACTGGTCTCCGGTGATCCAAATCTTATCCCAATCTTTGAAAATTGGGGGATACCACTCTTTA